ATTTTTTTGGATTTGAGATATAAAATAAAGAGAAGTCGCGCTTTTACCGCTCGCCGGTTCCCCATAAAGCTCGATGATTCTCCCTCTTGGCAGGCCACCGCAGCCGAGTAGGCGATCTATTGCAAAACACCCACTTGAGATAGATTCTATCTCAATAGGTTCGTCTTGTGCTTGTATGACTACATCGGACCCATACTTCTTGCGAAGATCCGCTAGGGCAGCATGTATAGTGGCTTGCCTACTATCTGTCTCTGCCTTTGGTGTTTTTTTTGTTTTCTTGACTACTTTCTTGGTCGGTTTTTTCATAATATTTTTTTTAATTGTTATTTTTAATTTGGTTTTTTTTATCTCATGCTGTTTATTCCAAAGAATTAGATATCAACATCGCAGCCATCGCGGCCCTTTTCCGCCAATCCCTTTCATCCATCATTCTCATATGGATCGCTTCTTCACCGTCCTTAACCGCCGGTTGGTTCAACGAGTCAGCAACAGGATCATCAGTCAAGCTGAGTATTTCGGAAATGATATCGGGAGGGATCTCCTTTTCGTTTTTTACGGAATAAAGAAGATTCTCTATTTCAGCTTGTCTCTCTAGTCGAGTCATACTATATCTTTAATTTAAAAACCTTATTAACAGAACTATACCGACTAGTGCCAATACCCGTATTATTATGCCTAGTTTTATATTCATATCTATTATGATGCCATTTGCTCTCCCTACTATCACCATTCTCTCATCGCGTGATAAATCTTCTGGACAAACCTTAAATGTATCAAAATTGACATTCAACTTTATTTTAGCGTTCAAGTATCCGTCTGCTATAAGCTCGGAACACCAGAATTTCTTTTCATTGATAACCCTATTTCTCTTACGAGTGCGAAGTCTATTCATTCCTATCCACACCAAACCCATAAAATCATACTTTGCCCCAACTTGTGACAACATCCACTTGACTGCTGTCTCCAGCTGCTCCTCCGTAGCGTCTATGTGCCTGTAAATATCGTATAGGGTTCTATCGGGTAAAATCTTTATCTGGACTCCACTCCAGTCGCTCTCTACTATTTTCTTGTTTCCCACATAGCAAGCCGAATGACTATAAGCCGAACGGGTGAGTAGTCTGATAAGTCGGCTCATCGGACTCGTGCCTCTAATATTGATGAGGTCTCCCTTTTTCATGCTTTTCCTTAGAGATATTTAATCCGATCTGCTTAAGCTCTGCGACTTTACTTCTTAGCCACAACTCTTTTCTTAATTTCATGTAAAATATATCGTTTTTCACTACGGGTGAAAATGGAATCGGCTGCTATGAGAGTATTCTCATCATTGTTTTCAATAATTTGTTTTATTAAGCTATCTTTTACGATGTGTACCTCTTTTAATAAATCTTCGGAAGTAACGGCCATCGGTTCATGCTGCTCTTCTGCTTTTACTTCTACTTCTACTTTTTCCGGTTCTTGCAATTCTTCCGGCGACGAGTCCTGTACCTTAATTATATCGAGCGCCTTGATCACTTCCTCCGGAAGGTCGGCAGGATAATCTTTATTCTTAATATTATCAGGAGTGAGGACAAACCATTCCCCCCTCTTGTCAGGATTTATGCTTTGGAAAATCGCTTCCCGAAGACTCATGCTATTCCATGTCTCCATGATTACAAGATCGGTACCTTCATACGGAGCAGATAACTCTAGCTTCTCTTTAGCGTCCGCATAAGCGTCATCTAGCGAGAAATAAACGCCTACATGCAGCAAAAATCCTCGCAAAGATTTTACCAAGATTGCATAAATTTTCGGTTCAACAATCTCTCTTTTAATATTTTTAAAATTGAGTTGCATGGGACTACGGCTCTACTAATAATTGAGCATTTCTATTTTCTTAAAATCGCGATCCCTTTTCTGCCTTTTTTTTTGCTCCTCCCGCACCTGGTCAATCTTTTTCCCTGCACACACCCATACCCCCGATTCCTTTAGCCATCCCGGGCGTGGAGACGGAGGGGTTCTTACGTACTTATAAATCTTCGGTTTTTTGGGGGCTCTTTTCTTTCTTCGGAACGATATAGGTAATCGTAAAACTAATTTCTGGTCATTGTGTAAAATTTTAAATCCTTTAAGCCCTAATCGGGCACAATGGCGGGCATAATGAGATGATATCACAGTACTGGGAACTGAATACATTTTTGCTACCTCATCTATGGTTTTGCCCGCCTTTATGAGTAACGCCATTTTCTCGCCCTCCCCCCTAGTTGATTTCATGAATCCTGCTTTCCGGCAGTGATAAAGAATAGTTGTATGGTGGACTCCATAATAAAGAGCTAATTCGGGATATGTATAACCAGCTGCTCGATACGCCAACATTTCTGCTCTTTTAGTTGGATCATCGAATATATGTTTACGTCCTCGATTAGCTCCAGCCATAAACTATTTAGATTTCTTGATACCCTTTTGCGGTTTGGGTTTCCGCTTTCGCGATGCATGACGCTTGTCATAGTCGTCGCAGAGGATTTCAAGCAAAACCGTACTTACTTGCTCGTAGTCGAATGGTTTGGTTACCCCATCTTTCCACATTTTCTCTTGCCTCTTATTAAATTCCTTGGCTATTGGACTCTTTCCCGCCATTATCGGGTGAGGGGGATCTTTAATCTCTTTTTTGTGGGTTATAAGCATATTTTATTTTTCTTCTTCTTTAATAGTAACATGGGTCCGTGTGACGGCATAGGATTTTGAAAGTATTCTGTTCATTATTTCTTCTTCCGTGAGACGGACTTCAATATCCAAATCGGGATTCGGTTTTGATGAAATATAAGCTCTTATAGCTTGAGCAGTAAGAACTTGCTTGAATCGATCCATCAATGATGCATTGTCTCTTTCTCTGATTTTTGTGATAAGATTGGTTATTTTGCCCATGAATTTATTATTAGTCTTCTATTCTAATAATATTATTTCATTTTCTATTTGTCCAACCTAATAATTCCTAAGCACGCCCTGAACCGCCGCCTCTATCGCGTCTTTACCGACTTTCTGGACAAGCTTGCCTTCAATAATTTGATCAAAGATATCTTGTTTATATTCTAGGACACCTTTCATGTCCTCATCAATAGTATCTCGGGCTATTAATTGATAAATATTAACGGAATTTGCCACTTGTCCGGGGCGATGAAGACGGTCAATCGATTGAGATAGGTCCGCAGGATTCCACGGAAAATCTAATCCCAAGAAATTAGAAGCAGCAGTCAATGTAACACCCATCCCAGCGCTCTTGTAGCCACCAAGAAATATCTGAACCTCTTTCTGATTCTGAAATGCCCCTATGATGTCCTTACGTTCTTCTACGGGCGTTTTACCGGTTATTATTACCGCCTTGTCTCCGAAATGCTCTTTGAGGGCCTCAAGCGGTTTAACAAAACTGCAAAACACAAGAACTTTTTCACCAGCATCGGTTATATTTTGAATGATTTCTGTCGCTGAGCCCACTTTACCCATCGCATTAAGCTGGCGAAGAGTATTAATCTGAATTAATTTTTCGGCTTGTAGTGACTTTGCTATCTCGTCATCGTCCTTATTTGTATTGCCTCTAAGATAAGTAGCAAAATCTTGTGCTGCGTCATTGTATTCTTTCTGATATTCCTTATCCAATGAAACGGGAATATCCATAAAATTCTTTGGAGGCAATTCCGTTAATACTTCGGTTTTATCTCGCCTAATGAAATAACGGCGTATTTTGCTATGAAGTTCTTCCGTATTCGATGCACCAGATGTATCCATACCCCAGCGGGTTCGTTTCATAGCGCAATATTTACGAGCAAATTCATACCAGTTAGCCCATGAGCCGGGGTCGATTATATTAAGGAGAGAGAATAATTCTGATGGACGAGATAAGAGAGGAGTCCCGGATAGGAAAATAACCGAAGGAATATTTCGGGAAATAGCTCTGAAGGCCTTTGAGCGTTGTGCACTAAGGGATTTAATATAGGTACACTCATCTCCTATGATTACATCAAACCTGGTTTTAGATAGTTCCTCAAAGTGTTTCCGGAGGATGTCGTAATTAACAATCCATAGATTGACAGAGGAATCTATTTCAGAGAATTTAGTTTTACTATCAATAATAACGGAAGAAAGATTCGTCCATTTCTTGATCTCCACTTCCCATGCGAACTTTACGGAAGCGGGGCAAACAATCAGGGTCCGTTTATGCCCCGAATGCTTTATATACGCCAGTGCTTGCAAGCTTTTACCCAAACCCATAGCATCAGCGATGATAGCCCTGCCTCCCGAGGCTACTAAGAATTCTGTACCAACTTTTTGATAGGGATACATTTCCCCCTTGATCCCCTTTATATGAAAGGTTGTGTCAAGCTTTATTTTTATAGAATCGATTTCTTGATTTTTCTCACCTTGGGCCCGCGCCCAAGCTTGTTCGGTTACGACGATTGATCTAGCTCCCGGTTCAACTTCAGTTTCCGGGAAACGCTCTTCGATTATGGGGATAAGCAATGAATCAGAAAAAACCCATCTTTTCTGGGAGCCTTGCGAACTGAATGAAAAATTCTCCCACCCGAATGATTCCTTGAGCGATTGGCAGAAACTGACGCGTTCTGGATCATAACTGTAATATAAGGCGAATCTATGATACTGACTACGTTCTAGTGATATTTTCATATATTTTTTCTGTATTGTTTTTAAGTAATTACGACAAAGACACTTCCCTACGGTCTTTATCCGATAAGTATGCTCATCGTGATCAATCCCGTCTTTATGGATTCTACACGCTATACAAATTCGTTCTTCTTGGACTGTTCCCATACACTTTCTGTGGCCACATTAAGCAACCCACAGCTTTTCCACTTTTTCGTGGAACTCATACAATTTGGCCATCTCTAGATCGAACCACCGGTCGTCTCGATTAACCGTTCCTATGTCTTTGAGAAAGATACCTTCCTTATTCTGAACCGGCTGGTAAACTTTTCCGATATCTTTTTCGAACATTGTTGTGTAAAGCTTAATCTGATGTTCTGCCCAAGGCTTCATAGTTCGCATCAGATTCTTAGAGGTCTTAAACTCCCAGACCTCATTGGGATTATTCGGCGGTAAAAAATCCACTTTACCGACTAAATTTATATCCTTATAAGAGAATACTTTCTTTTCCTCAGAGTACTTCTTCCCCATTAAATCTTCTAGCTGATTATGCAAACCAGTCCCGGCCCACATATTAAGTATATCTTCGACTTCCTTATCTTTTGGGTGGAGCCAGTCCTCGGGCGTAACCCAACCATGGGTAATGGCGTATAGTTCCGATGAATTATACCTCCCTCTGGTTCTCATCCTAGAAGCCATTTTAAGTTTCAATGCTGGAGTCAAATCAATATCCATTTTTTTTATTTATTTATTTTTTTTAATCTTTTTTCAACAGCGTCCCGCCACGTCTTTTGTGATGAGAAATAAGTATATACATGCCTCTCCTCATTTTGACTGAATATTCTGCTCCCTATAAGCTTTTCCCCGGATAGGACGGCATCAACTCCTACTTTTATAAAATATTCTTGCGAATACTTGGGATTCCAACTTGAATGGACCGGGGTCCAATTGTATTCCCTTAACAATGCCAGATATCCACCATACCTATTATGGATAAGGGTCGAGAAAGCTCCGCCGTATTCGTCTATAAGCTCAGTAAGCGCAGGGGTTCTATTCAATTTATTTCTTAGCTTTACAATTTTATCTTGTACTTGCAGATCGCATACTCCAAATCTATTCTGCCCTTCGGCTGCCTTTGGCTTTCCTCCTCTGTTGCCCGACTCAACATTGCCTTTCTTAAACTTCTTCCGATACTTGGCGTGTGTCTTGCGCATGCCTAACATAACCTTAGATTGAATCTTGCGGATACGCATTGACTTTAACGCTGTATTGCGAAACAAGCCAAACATCTCACTATAATCCTTGGAAAGGATTTCATGCTTTGCCCAAATATGCGTAGTTAGTAATTCGTACCAACTCCCGCATAGATGGCATTGCAATTTACCCGTACCTGTATCCTCTGCCAATACCCCGACAAACCCGAATCCATTTTCTACTTCTTCAAATGGAGGGATCCATTTATTAATATTTATTTTTCCCGATGGGCTGTCGTAACTGATAGTTTTTAACTTCTGCGTTGGATATTCTGGCATATATTTAATTTAATTTTCTATTTTTTTATCTTGAGCTTTCGAAGCGCCTCGGCTTTGATTTGTCTGATTCTCTCCCTAGTGACATTATATCTTGCACCAATGTCATATAATGAATGGCGAACCTGCTTTCCTATACCGTAGTATCTCACTAAGACATCTTTCTCTCGAGTGGTGAGCTTCTCTTTCAATTTATTGTATGCTTCTTGGACTCGCTTTGCTTCTATTATATCTTTTATATCTTTCATGTTTTTATTAAAGTATTAATTTTGAATAATTTTGAC